TAGTATGGGCAGGCGGTAGTAATGGCGTGGTTCACTTTATCAATAGTAAATGCGGCAAATTCTTTGACGAAACTTGGTGTGATGATTACTATCAAAACAGCGAATACAGAATAATTCGAGAAATAAAGCGCCATGAATTTAAATCTGTATATGATATTTTGTGCGCGACAAAAAGGGCTTATTGGTCAATGTTTGGCACCACTTGGGAAAAATACAAGTCTAATAAAAAAATACATGGAGCTTTCTAATGAAACCAATCGACACCCCAATCTATCTAACCATTGAAAGTGTCCACGCTGAATTTAAAGCGGAAGGCTGGCATCATCCAGCAGAAAACGGCCAATGCGAAGAATTCGAAATTGAACACCTTTACCATAACGATAAAAATAATCAGACTTATGATTGGATTTCGTTAATGGAATGGCCAAGTGTTAATCGTGAAGTTATTAAGCAATTGAAGGCTATTAAATTGGGTGGTGAATAATGACCAACAAAAAGAAGCCAACTAAAAAACAGCAGTTTACTATCTGCGCCAAAAAGGTAGATTCTGAAACTAGTAAGCCTAAGAAGAAGCCGGCGATCAATGAATTCACCGATTCTGAGCGCAAAGCATTCGAAAAGCAGCGCAAAGAAGCGGAATCAACGTGGTCCAAAATTGATCGGGCGACTATTGATAGGCAGTGTGGCACTAAAGAAGTTTGGGAGGATTGATTATGAGTACATACGAATTAGCAGATAAGTTATCTGCGGACTTAGCAGAGGATTATCTAGCGTCAAATATTGCAGACATGATGATAACTGGAAGCAGAGAAAAGGCCAAGGCAATCAGGATACTTTCCGACAGCAATAAAGATCAATTCAATAAGCACGTTCAAGAATACAGAAGTGAAAGAAGAGCTATCTACTCATCGCTTTATAAGCTTATTAATGGCTATGGCGGCTATCAAATAGTTAAACAGGAACCAAATAACATCACTTAACTGATTGCCGCATCCGTGCGGCTTTCTTCTATATAAACTGCAAGCCTGGCCACACTTCTGGGTCGTAAAAGGCAGCCTCTTGTGTAAGTATTGCGGGATTGCTTACGCTAAGCCTAACGCTAACGTTCTCACTAGTAATGGTAATTCCATCCTTAGCAACGTAGAGGCGCCTGTCATATACCGCAGTCGTCACCCCATCTTGATACTGCCTCAGCCTTACCGTAATTGGTGAGGTTATGGCGCCTAATGGGGTTATCTGTAGCAGTGTTTTTCTAAACTGTAATCCAATACGTCCAAATGTTACGGTACCAGCTTTAGTGGTGTCAGACTCTTGATTGGTAACCTTTGGCACTTGCATTGATACCGCCTGGAATGTCTCAGGCGTGCCATTTACATCAAATATTTTGTCACTAAATTGATTTGCAACAAGGCGAATAAAACCAAAATCAGGATGCTCAAATTCAACGGTCATAAACTGTAGTAAATCAGAAGGCCTTTTAACCCAGTACTCTCGCTGTAATTGACTAAATGTTGGTGTCGCCATTACGCAAACACCCCCATCATATAAGGTGGCGTGTAAGTTTGCTCACCATCCTCATCAGTGTAAGTAATAGGCTTTGTGTTATAAACCGACTCGTATTTATCGCGGCCATACGGATAAAATTTATATTCGCCATTCTCGCACCAACCAATAACCTCCATCGATGGGATTGACTCGATCACCTCTTGGCTTACATTTCTAACCAAAGATACTCTTTTGTTGTCCCGCTTGGAGGTTGGTATTTTAGTCAATAGCAATCTAGCCGCATCATCATTGTTGCTGCAAATTTTATGAGCGCCATGATCAACATCTAATGAAATCTCGACAATATCCAATCGCAATTGATTAATGTCTTCTGTGTATGTTATTAAGTCCATAATTATCCTTGCAGTAGTGCTATTTCGGTTGGTGTCGCGTCGAAGTCGTATATCATATAATTATTAACGTGACCATACATCACTTGAGTTCCGTGACCTATGTTACCTACTCTCAATGACGTACCCGCCCCAGGGTCGGATCCGACAGTTGATGTATCTGTTGATGAAGTATTAAAAAACGATTCTGTATTAACGCCATCGTTTGTTATTGCTATATTACCTGATGATTCATATGATGGCCTAACATCAAGGGTAGTTGTCCATGCTGAAAATAATGTACCCCCTGTGTTTTGCCTGATATACCTAAAGCTCTCCCCTACAACACCAAAAAGACCTTGTGTAAAACCAGGATCCACAGGCGATAAAAAATTAAAATTCAACAATATAGTTGATGGTGAATCGAATGCTGGCAGGTTTCCACCAAATGGAATGCTAACATCATCAGCCGCGCGAGTTACCGCCGTTGTGTTTGTTGGGATATAACTTGATGCGAATGGGAGTTGTTCAAGTTGGGCTCCCCATACGGACACGGTTTCCGTTCCTGAAGCTGTCGTTGTCCAACCAGTTGATGTTGTTCTATCCGTGAGATACATTCTAGCTTGAGTCGACGTTGCATTTGTTACGCTGTTTATGTCAACCCTTATCCAGTTATTAATTAATGATTTAACTGTCGCTATACCTTGATCGTCCCTCGCTATTGATCCATCGCTTAAATCTATCCATGCAGGACTTGGATCCGTAACCCCAGATATAAATGTTATAGCTACAAATAGCGAAGATGACGGCTGCAATTTAATAAAAAACGATTGGTCAATACTGACACCGCTTGTAACAGTGGCCAGTTGTAAAATTAATGTCTGCGTTGCTGCGGCTGTGGCGTTTATAGTGTCGGCGGTTACATTACCGTCTGGTGATATTATTGTGTTTGCCGTTACGGTTGCGCCCGTCTTAACCCAAGCCGCATTATCAAACTCCTCACTTCTAAGAAGAAAATTAGTACTAGCCCCCTCAATCAAATACCCTTCCGCTTCTTCGCGAATAGTATCAATTGCAATAGTCTCAACAAGCCCGGCCGTTCTACCCACTTGAGTGCCAGTTGTCGCACGATCAGTTGTTAGCGTGCCATTAGTTAATTTCTCAACCGTTTTGTCATTAGTAAATAAATGCACCAACGGATTAGCAAGTCTAGCAAATGGGTTAACTATATCATCAGGCTTTTTGGGCCAGAAAACATTAACAGCAGTGTCAATAATTCCAGATTGACCAGCGTATAAAATGATCAAGTTATCATCAACAAGCGCGTCAGGCTGGATCAGTTTAGTTGCATAAATGACACCAGTGTAAACCCAAACGTGAGGGGATAACTGCCGTGGTGATAAAGGCTCCTCAATAAATCTAACTTCATGAGTAGAGAAGCCTTCTTCAATTAGGATATCTTTATTGAATGGCGTTCCATTTTTTACTAACCTTAAAAATGCTTGAAACACCCTAGCTTGCGCCTGAGTTTTGCATGTAATAGTAACGTCCCAAACAACCGGTGATTCGTCGGTTATTTTCTCAATAAACAACGGACCATTAAACGGCTGGCTAGTTCGATACGTCTGAACCTCTTGTCGCTGTTTGCCAAGCCTAAAATCTGGTAACGTTGCCGGATAGTCTATAGTCGCCATTATCTGCTCGTTTTAAATGTTGTGTTAGTCGATTGACGCATAGCTTTGGGGATCACTCCCTGATTAGTGTTAATTTGCCGCGCCACTTCATTGATTATTATTTTTAACTGCTTGCCGTTATCACTTAACTGAGTGCTAACCTGACTTGGCGTATTATTTTCAACCATAACATTTAGCGTGGTGCCGCCGAACGATTCTTTATTTGATGTTACATTACCACCAGCGCCAGGGGTGAATATCTCGGGCCCACGCTCACCAACTAAAAATGATTTACCAGCACTTACTGGGCCGCCGTGCTCTCTTGCGCCTGCTAATGATAACGTTTGAGCTAGCCCAACGGTTGATGCTATTCCCGCTGCTGCTGGTGCCGCGTTAGCACCAAAGCTTGCCAATGATGCCAAGGCCGCTGCGGGCGCGTATGCCGTAGCTAATGTCGCAGCAGTTGCAACGCCAGCCGCCGCCGCCGTAGTTTGCCCAATTACAGCCTGTATGCCCATCTGAATTAAAGCGCCAATCATCTGAGTGAGAACAGACTGTGCAAGGGCCGACATTGCTTCGCGCCCTGTTTGCGCTCCGGTAATGATGCTCGTTAGCGCGCTAGCTGATTGATCTTGTATTGAGCCCCAATTAACAATAGACTCTTCTGTTGTCTTTTTATTTAGATCTTGTAATTGCTCCTGATGCTGGCGATTAAGTTCAGTGCTTCTAGTTAAAAACTCAGCTTCTAAGAATTCTTTTTGCTCAAAACCAAGGCGTAATAATTCAATTTCTTCTTTTTGATTTTTTTCCAGCTCTTGCAGGGGAGTCAAACCAAGGGTTCTTACACCTTTGGATATTCTTGCTTTTTCTCTTTTAGTTCCTGCATCATCCGGTTCAACAGTCCCTTTTGGCACTACAACCTTGAATTGGGCTAATACGTCAACGCCTTCGGCTGCCTTTTTGTTAGCTACTATTGTGGCATCGAATTCAGCACGCAAAGCAGCAACGGCCTCTCGCTCTTGGTTGATTTTTTTAATCGACTTGTCGCGCGTCTTTAAAATGTCATTTATTGTAGATGATGCAGCGCTTTCTATTCTTTTAAAGTCGTCCAGTAGTGTCGCAGGCTCATCTGAAAAAGGGTTTAAATCTATCGCCAGTTGTCTTGAAAGCGCCTTAGCTTTATCTACAAAAGAAGCAATTTCAACAGCAGCTATTTGCACAGCAGCCTTTACGTTAGCGGGGAAGTTGAAAAACGCGTCAGATAAAAATCCAGACGTTGATGCGCCCTCCTCCCGTATTACATCGAACTCACTTAAAATAAACGTTGTCAGGTTTGATACTAATGTTGAAATATTAATAAAAGACATTCGCCATGAATTTGCGATAGTATCCATTATGCCGTTTAGCTCGCCACTCTGTAATAATTTAATTAATTCCTCGATTGCTTCGGTTGCTGATCTAACTCCTTTTTGAATTATGGATCCTGGGCCTTGAGCGCTTACAGTTCGCAATAAGCCATCCCAGCTATCCTCTAGATTTGATATTGCCCCATCTAGGGTGGCCATCCTGTTAGCCATAGCGCCAGCAAAGTTGTTTTCACCCAGCTCGATCAAAAAATTCTCAATCTCGGCAGCGCTATTTTTAACTACTGTTGTTATCCCTCTAAAGGTAAATGCTATCGTGTCGCCTTGGTTTTTACTCTTTATTCCGAACTCTTTTAATCGCTCAAACTCTCCAGTTGCGGCATCAGCTACAGCCTCGATCATTTGTGTAAGGTCTTTGCCTAGTGCTGCGGAGGTATCCCCGAATGACTTCATGGCACGCTCAGATGGTGTTAGACCAAAATTTACCAGTTTTGTGAACGCTTCTACGCTTTGCTTTAATGCAAATGGCGTTTCTGCTGCAAACCTTTCAAGAGCCTTGAATGCTACGCCTGCCTTATCAACGCTTCCAGTTGATGTTAAAATTGCTGCGTTTAGTTTGTCAAACTCTCTCTGGACACTTACAAGCTGCTTAACCAGAAGGCCAAGCGATACGCCGCTAGCTATTCTGCTTAGTGCTCCTATTATTCTCTTGGAACTTCTGTTTACAGAGCCTTCAGCACTCAATAGCCCTGATGTATTGGCGTCTATTGTGTATATTATCGAACCAGCATCTATCGACATTTAATGCACCTTATTTTGACTTTCAAACCACGCAAGCAGATCATCGTTTTCCTCAACTGATAAGCCATCTTCTTTTTCTGGTGGAAATTTGACTTCCATTAATCTCACAAATTCCGTCATAGTTAACGATGAAGATTCTCCCCTACTCATATCAAGATGAATTCGAGCTAACTCAATAAAAGCCATCGCGTCAAATTCTTTTAGTGGTTCGCCATCGACTTTTTTATCAGTCTTGCCACAAACACCATGAATTAAGCAATGCTCTGCCAGCGTGATCACGTCATCAAGCATCGGTAACCCATGAGCAGGTTGATGATACAAAAACTTTTGCCTACGATCGCTGAATTTAACAAAACCGGTTAACTTTTCGGGAATCGGCTTATCACTGCATGCATTTAAAACACTTACTGCAATATTAAATTTGTGCCAGACAGCTCCTGGCGAGGCAAACGATTTAAACAACTCTACTATCTCGACCGGAGATCCTAACTTGGCAATGTTCGCAAAAGTAGGAGCAAGGCGATATTTATCACCCTGCCACTCTATTTCC